GCATCCTCTTGGACGACCGTCCAGACATCCCGGACAACGCCGTCCTGAATTTCGTAGCGGCACTCAGCGCTGATAATGATCTTACCGTCATCGGCTCTTGGGCATTGAATCCGCTCAAACGGCATGAGCTGAGGCGGCAGATTGTCCAAGTCCACAAAGGGAAACGCATCCCTCATGTTCGACTCTACAATAGGGTGCTCGAACGGAACGCCGTCCAGCATGCGGATAAATAAACGCATCACAAGTCCCCCGTGTTCGTTGACGGAAACGCCCTTCCGAATCCGTAGATGATCCTGACAGCGCCGCCAGCTCCGTTGGCGTGTTCGGTGGATGCCAGTTCCGAGCCTGCGGCACCGCCGCCATAGAGTCCGGGCGTCGAGCGGTTTGTGGTTGTGTTGTAGGGCCCGACCGTTGCGTTTGTGCCACCCGAGCCTCCGGTGCCTCCGGTGCCGTCGACCCCTGCTGTAGCTGAGCCAGCGCCGCCAGTTCCGTTTGCCCCCTGTCCCAAGAGCCCCACCCCGCCACCAGCACCAGCCGTAGCGGTAGAACCACTAGCGCCACCGCCGCCCGCGCCACCGCCAGTTCCGGCTCCTCCTGCCGCAGTAGTTCCCGCAGCGCCCCCAGTCCCCGCATAGCCGCCCGCGCCGCCACCGCCACCCGATCTTGTGGTAGCCGTGTTTCTTCCACCGACCCCGCCGTTGCCACCGCCTCCGGTTTGGGCAATGGGAATGTTCTGAGTGAAGGCAAAGGTTCCGCCCGTGTTAGTCGTAGCAGCGGTCGCTGAGTTTGCCCGCCCGCCACCGCCGCCCCGAACCGTCCCGGTGGTGTCGAACCAGCTGTCGCCTCCGTTGGTGGTGGTTGTCCCGCTGTTTGTGGACGTCCCTCCAGCGCCCACCGTGACCGTGTACGACGCTCCAGCTACAACCGGAATGTTGTTCGCCCAACCAAGGCCACCGCCCCCGCCGCCGTTGCCCCCGCTCGCGGTGCCAAGGCCACCGCCCCCACCTCCGATGGCAACGACGTCAACGACTGGGACAAAAGATGGGGCTACAAAAGTGTAGGTTCCGGGAGATGTGTACGCAACCTGACCTACCCGTCGAAACCAACCGTTGTACTCAGGAAGGGTGAAGATACCGCCACTGGTTCTTGCCCCGCCGTTCGACGAGTTGAGTGTTGCGGAGATAAATCCCCCCGGGGCTCTTGTCATATCAAGGCCTCACGAAATTTCTTCGTAGGAACAAACGACCTTCAGGTCGTTTGCGACGCTTGCCGTTGCACCAATCGACCGATTCTCTTCGAGATAAACGGGCGTGTCCTTGCTGATCACGATCAAGGACGTGTCCGCAGGGATGCTGATGGTGCTTGCGATCTGGATCGGCGTCCCGCCAAGAGCGGCCGCGCTGTAGAGGGAGACGGTGACGTCACAACTGGCGCTAGGGTCCACGTTCGACACGATCAAGGTGTTGATTTTAAGGACTAGATTGGAGGACGCTGCATTACTCAATACCGAAGTGGCTGCGGTTGTAGTCAAATCCGCGGTCACAGTCTTCCCGATAATGCTCGTCACGTTGACAATGTTTGGCGCAGCCATCGGTTATCCCCCTATCCAAACACAAGAGCCATGGCGACGGCTCTCCCAGTATACACCGCCCTCTTGGCCGGGAGTGTTGTGAAGACGCTCTTGGTCCCCGCTGCAAAGGTCACCACCAACCCACTGTTGGATGAGGACAGGATGACGTCTCTGGACAGGGTAGACCCCGACAAGGTGTACGTGCCGATGCCAACTTCCCACGCACCGGAGGTCCCGTCCGTAATCGTGTAGTACGTGGTGTGGCCGTCTCCAACCCCAGCGGAAAAACTCTGGAACCCTGCCACAGCTCCCGCCAAAGCAAAAGTACCAGTCCCCGTCGTCGTCGAGCTTTCAAGTACCCTATCGGACAGGACCAGAGACACAGCCTACCCCCACGATTAAGCGATGCGGATGATGGCGTTGGTAGCGTCTGCCGTGGGGAACTGGATGGTGAACGTGCCGCTTGTCGACGTTTTGTCCGAGCCGAAGTCGAGCACCACAACCGTCGGGTTGGTGTAGGTGTGCGCCGGGGTCGTGTTGTAAATAAGAGCGCCTCGCGCCGTGATGGTGGCCGAGGTGAACGACAGGTCGGCAAAGTCCGTGAACGCCGTGGTTCCGGAAGTTACGGGAGAGACGTTGGTCAACGTACCGCCGCCAGCGGTGTACGACCCCGAGGCAGCGACCTCGTTGGTGGCGGTGTATGCGGTGGTTGCAGCGGTGAACGAGGCGCTGTTGGTGTACATCGCCAACTTGAAAGTGTCGCCGCCCGTGAGACGGAAATCGTGGACGCCCTCGAGGAGCTCGTCCTTGAAGCTGGTGCACATGAAGTTGCCAGTGAAGGCCATCTCAAAGTCTCCTGATCTGTTGAGCCATGTCAGCCGCTCCGGCCTGCTCAAGTTTGGTCACAACCGTCGCCCGGTCCTGTTCTGCGGCCATCCTAACATAGTGCAGGACGACGGCCAACATCTGCTCTTTGAAGGCGCGGGCCTGCATGGCGATCTCTGGCGGGGCTGAGTCGGAAACCCGGATAAGACGGTCAACACAAAGCTCAGCGATCTGCTCTGGGCTGTGCCCCCCGTTGGAGGACGTCATGACGCTGACGGAGCCGGGGGCGGACATGGCAGTAAACATTATTCTTTCGCCCTCACAACCATGCCTTTGCGGTATTCATCGGTGACTTGCTTGGCTTCGCCCAGCATCTTGAGACCAAGCAGAGATTCTTGAAACCGCTTATCGTAGCTGGCCAGCAAGTCGGGCTCGCCTTTCAGGAACAGGTATGCCTCGATCATTGCGCCGTAGAACAGGGTCAGTTCGGCGTTGACGCTGAGCCACGTGGTCCCACTGTCCGATCCGGCCGTCAAGCTGGTAGGGCGGTAGAAGTAGTGAAGCTCCATCGAATACGCCGAGTTCGGGGCTGGGCCCAAGATGAAGTTCTCGTTGTCAAACTGGGCGTAGTACCGGGGCGCTCCGGTCACAGCCACGTCCGGAGCGTACTCCTGCACGAAGCTGACGTCCTTGAACTCCGCGAAGATTTTATCGTTTCCGCCGTCCGTGTAGGACAACGAGAACGGCGCAAGGAAATCCGACGGGCAAGCGAGGAACTGGTTCCCAGACGTTGCGTTGGCCGTGACGTTCCTGCGGAACAGGTTCAGCTGGACGTTCTTGAGGATGCGCTCCTCCGACAGGCGGATGAAGAGCGGGAGGTTATTGACGAAGGTAGTCTCCGAGGTCTCGAGATAGTCCTGCAGAGCCTGCTTCAGTTGGCCGTAAGTGAAGCTCATGATGTGGTTACCGTAACCCTTCCAACCGATCCCGTGATCGGTCCTGCGAGGTGTGGAAGCGGAGGAAAGACCCAGTCTCCGGCATTGACATAGACATGCCCTGCCTCCGGGTCTGGGCGAGGATTGCGAAGCGCCTGCGGGTCAGGGTACGCCTTTGGCGGGAACAGCTGCGGATGCTTTGGGTCGTACTCGTCGGGGCCGACGAGAAGCCCCGTCCACTCCTTACGCATGTCGCGCAGCCGGAAGCGGACGCCGGAGCGGTCAGAAATACCCCAAGCATTTTTTCCACTGGCGTATGGCATCAGAACCTCAGGTAGGCCACATCAGGCTGTAGCTTCAACGGCACCCGATCTTCGTCTTCCTCGGCCGCGCGCGTGAACTCTTCGTCGTAGATCGCCTTGAGCATTCCCATGCGATCCGGGGCCCGCTTCATGGCGAGGTAATAAGCCAAGCCCGCGACCATGCAAGGATAGAACCGCCACGGCATGTCGGTGGTGTTCTGCAGGGTTCCTGCGTCCTCGATGCGGCGGACGTAGTAGTAGATCAACTGGTCGGTCGAGTTCTCAGGAACCTGCCAAAGGCTGATCTTCGGGGCGATCTGGCGGTCGTAGTAGAACTGCGACGGCCGCCCCTGCGTGGTCTTGTTGGGCAGAAGGAAGAAGTCCCCGCGGCTGATGCGCTCGACTTCGTAGTCCGTGCCGTCCCGACGAAGAACCATCTCAAGGATGTCCGCGTGGTCGGCGTTGACCGTGTAGGTCGCGACACCAACAGTGACGGTGATCGTGGCTTGGTTCACGGTCCACAGGTTCAGGCCGCGGTTGGCCCACTCAGCGAACATCAGGTTCAGGGACCGCCGTGCCGTGCGCGCGTCGTAGCCTGTGCGGACTTCAAGCCCGCACCGCTCATACGCCTCTTCGATAAGCTCGCCGACGTCCAGATTGAACGTCCGGGTCCCTGAGGTTGCCATGGTTTACTTCTTGCCCTTTTTGACCACTGCGGGCTTCATGCCCATGGCCATAGCCTTGCGCGGGCTGATCATGTCAGCCGAGCAGCCCTTGCCGCCCTTCTTGCCAGCTTTCATCATTTCTTCCCCTTCGCTGTTTTGGCGGACTGCCGAAACGCTTGTGCGGTCGGTGCGCCCTTGGTTCCCGGTTTCCGCATCTTCTCGTCAGAGCCTGCGGCGATGCGCTTCCGCTTGGCGTTGATGTTAGCATACAAGCCAGTCTTTGCCATCCTCTTCCCTCCGGGATTCTCGATCTGTTGGGACATGCTACCACGGTTCATGTCAGCAGTTCCACGCCCTAAGCGACAGCGCCTTTCGGGTGGGCTTGCCCTTCTCGTCTTTCATCGGGCCGGGCATTCCGCCCATGCGGGCGCAGAATGACTTGCGCCGCCCCTTGTCCTTGTCCGTCTTCGGGTTGGGCGCAGGGGGTTTGAGATTCATCCCCTGCGCTTTTGCCGAAGCTCGGCCTTTGGCATTCAACCCGCCTTTTGGGTCCTTACCCTCTTTGCGGGTCCATGCTGGGGTTTTGCCCATTGTCGAAGCCTTACGACCAGAAGAACGTCGCAGCCGTGATGTTGGTGGCTGTGGCGACATGGATGTCCGAGGAAAACAGGACGCCTTCCTCTGGGATGTAGACGTTGTGCGTGGTGCTAGTCACGAGATCGACATCGACGGTTGTTGCCCCGCCATCGCCGTCCGTGAGGGTCAGCCGCCCAGCACCCGCGCCCGTAGTTACTAGGATCATGCGGAGGCGGGAGCGCCCGACTGCGAGCGCCCCCGTCCCTGTGACCCGCTTTGATTTTACGTCAGAACCGGCCATCAGGGCCTCCTATTACGGCAGTTCGTGGGCTTGGACGTAGCGAACCGTGAGGGTGCCAACGCCAGCGCCAGTGTTGGCAGACTTCACGAAGATGCGAACATCGGTCGTTCCAGTGTCATCCCAGTTGGCCGTGCGAGTTGCGTCAGTGCCGGGGCTCAGGCCTACAAGGCCGACGGGCATTGCGGTCAGAGCGACAAGCTCAGTGGCCGTTGCGGTCTCGCCAACGCTCAGGGTCGTAGCAACCCCGTCCCACGCCACAGTGTTCAGCATCTGGATGTTAATAATGTGGCTGTTCGCAGGCAGAACGATCTCGGTTCCGAGAGCGGTTGCGGTAGCGGCTTGTGTGATAGCGACCACCTGAGCCATGACCACGGAGCCGACGTTCTTGACGTTGGTGCCCAGCGTGGTGCCAGTGGTGTTGGCAATGTTGCCTGCCCGGATCGGGCCTGAAAAAGTAGTCTTGCCCATTATGAGCTCCTTGCACGAAGTTTAGCCGCGCCGTCTGTGCAACGTCAGGAAGGGCACCCTGTCTGCGTGGCCGTTTAGCCCTTGGCGAGAGTGTACACGGGGTGCCCCTAAAAGGAAAGGGCGAGGTTTCCCCCGCCCTCCCTGTCAACCGTTCTCGAGCGATTAGGCCCCGGTGGTGCCGAACACGCAGCGCGGGTCCGAGAAGCCGAACGAGTAACGCTCACGCGCCTTGTAGCGCATGTTGCCCGTGTCGAAGTCAGCTTCCATGCCAGTCGAGAGCGCAGTGCGCTCGAAGTGGATGAAGCCGCGCGGTGCGTCCGTCTTGATGAAGTACGCATCCGGGTCGGTCAGGAAGTCGTTGACGGCGTAGCCTTCCGGCAGCAGGCCCATCGAACGGATGGCGTTCACGTCGTTGTCGGCGGTGCCGACGCGGAGGTTCGAAACCATCAGACGCTCAGCGACGAACTGCAACTGACGAGGAATCATCAGCTTCAGGCCGCGAAGAGCCACTTTCAGACCGCGTTCGTCCACGAACCCAGCGATGTTGATCAGAGCGTCCTCGAGCGAGGTTTCGTTCAGGTCGGCATCGGTGGTGGGCTTGTTGGCGAAGGTCGAGCCATTCACCAGCGGGTGGTTGGTGGCGCAGAGAGCCACGCCGTCGCCACCAGCCGAAGCACCCGCCGTGAAGGCGTTGTTCAGAATGGCAGCAGCTTTCACCTGCTTGGTGTGAGCCATCGAGCGGGCAAGGGCACGGGTGTAACGGCTGCCGAGGCGGTCGTACAGGTTGTCCTCGATGGCTTCCTCGGTGATCGAGAAGGCCAGCGCGATGGTCTCATGGTTGTACCGAGCGGTGTAGGCTTCCTGTGCATCGTCATACGAGATGCCCGAGCCTTCCGATTTGGTCGGTGCTGATCCGAACCCGGACAGCATGACCTCTTCCTCGAATGCACGATCCGAGGACTCGGTGGTGAAGATTTCAGCATGCTGGTTTTCATACCGAGCATACTCCATGCCGAAGAGAGCATTGAGACCGGGCTCAAGCTCTTTCGCAAGTTGTGCGCGCGAAATTGCCATGGGTCAGTCTCCTTATGCCACCGTACCTTCAGAATCAGCCTGAAGGAGTGCATGGTTGTTGAACATCACGATCATCTGGATGCCTGCAGCCGCGAAGTCTTGGCTGGTCGGATCATCGTAGATGCCGAGAATTTTGAGCGGAAGCGACGCGTTCGAAGCATCGAGCGTAGCCACATCCATGGCAGCCGACGATTGACCCGTGGTTGCCGAGCCCGAAGTGCCCGAGTCAAACTGGGTGTTCTCGAAGATCGCCGCACGAGCCGTGGCCCGGTTGGTGAACGTCGCGTCGGTTGCGATGACAAAGCGCTGGGTGGGGTTGTCATAGACATACCCAACGATGTCAAAGTTGGTGTTCGCGCCGGAACCGGGCCAGTAGTTCGACCAAGTTTTCTTTCCAGTCACGGACGAGACGTACTCGCAGCCAGCGAATGCGCCGATGTGCTTATAGGTGTCGCCGGAAGCCGAGCCAGTGATAGCGATATCGCCACCATTGACCGCAATAACCGGAGAACCGTTGTAGATCGCAGAAGCGCCCGAAGCGATAAAGTACGCGTTGGTACCTTGGCTGTTGGGAGCGCCCCCTGCGAGGTTGATCGGGCGAAGCCCGAACGCACCAGACGAGTTAGGCATAGACGTTGCTCCTTATCAGTCGGACGATTTCCGTCCGCCAAAAGATACCCTGCTTTGCCGAGATTGGTTAATCGGCATCGAGGGATGTTGCTCTTTCATCAAGTCCTGATCAACAGCGTCCATTTGTTCGCGGGTCCGGCCCCCGTAGTACGCGGTTCTTTCTTGGGCTGTTTCGACAGGTACACGAGTCAGAATCAGACCGCCGTTACCAATGACCCCGGCATGCTTGCCGTCTTCAATGGTAGGAGCTTGGTACCCCGGATGCTCATCCGCCCGGACAGGCTCGTAGCCTTGACGCAGTCGGTTGAACACGTTGCCCTTGTCTTCCTCTCCCCGGATGGCCGAGCGCACCCAGCGGTGCTTGAAGCCTTCAGGGGCGGGAGGAGCGTCAAGAACACTTGGAGGAGCCCAAGGCTTGCGGCGAGTATCTGCCTCGCGGGTAGTATTGGTGCGGGTATTGCGATCCATCTTCTCAGTCCTTCACATATTTGGCGTATTCTTCCAACGGAACATTCAGCCGCTTAGCGATGGCGACCTGAGACGGGGACAACCGCACTGTTCGGCGCTCCTGTGTCGTGCTGCGGGATGCGGAGTTGCCAGCAGGGGCGACCTGACTTCCTCCACCCGGTTTGCGAGCCGCGAACTTGTGCGGAAATTCCGTCCGAAGTCTGCGGTCGATCTCAGTATAGTACTCATTTGAACTCGGGTCAAAGCCTTCGTCCTCAACGAGCGTCTGGTGAATGGCGATTGCCGCAGTTGTCATGATGCGGTCTTCGCCAAACCACTTGTTCTTTTCGGCCCAGCCCTGAGCCTTGGGGTCGGGCTTGACCTGAGGGGCTGCCTGTTGCTGCGGAGCCGGGGCTTCACGCTCGGCCTGCTGCGCGCGGGCAGGAGCTGCCTCGGAACGCTGCTTCGCTGTGGCATAGCGCTGCTTTTCCAAGACGATCTTGGCAAGGTCCTCTTGGGCCGACATCATTGCGTCGGCATCCCCAGACTCGTAGGCAACCCGGTATGCACCTTTCACAAGGTATTCTTGGTGCTCGAGCCGTGCGCCGTACTCCGTCAGATACCCTGTGTCGAGGGCCTGAACGCGGCTCTTGAGCTG